GACAGGCACACTTAGCCGGCGAACCGTGAATAACTACATCACCCATCTGAGCGCAGTATGGTATCACCTGACCGGCGAGGAGCGGATCTACACTGGCATCAACCCGTTCAAGTCGATACGGAAGCTCAAGATCGAGTCAGCGCCCCCGAAGGATCGGCCGTGGGCTGACGTGGAAGCGGTCGTCGAGGAGGCCGCGCTTCATGGGTCCAATATCCACAAGGCGTTCGTGCTTACCCACCTATTCGGGATTCGGAAGGTCGAGATGCTGCGCGTGCGACACAGCGACATCGACTGGAAGAGGCGAACGATCACCTTCCACAAAACGAAACCGCGGAAGAAGACCTACACCGTCCACATGCCCCCCGAGGCGGTCGAAGCACTGATGAAGTATCGACAGCCGGGTGACGCCTACTTCGTCAAACCAGAGAGCGCTGCGTGGCCGGAAGACGTTGAATACCGCTGGCACTTCCGCACGGCATGGCAGACCGTGTTCCGCAGTCTCAACGCGAAGCGCGAAGCAGCCAGCATCCCCAAGGTCGAGCCGTTCAGTCCACACCAGTTGCGCCACACCCTCATCACACGATTGGTCTCGCTTGGCTGGCCGCTGCAAGACGTAGCCGCGTTTGTGGATCAGGACGAAGTGACAGTGACGGCCAAGTACGGCCGGCAGGGTCCGGACCTACGGCGAGAGACGCTGCGAGTCAACACAAGGGATACCCGCGATGCTGCTGATAGACGTTGAACAGAAGGTGCATCAGGCTGTGAATATGGCGCTTGAGCGGAGCTATCGACCTGCCACCATGTTTGAATCGGCAATACAATTCATTCGTGGGGATCGGTGCTGGTGGGTCAAACGAATCTCATGCCCTGCGGATGAGTTTCGCTCTGCCTGCAAGGAGTTAGGTGTCCTCGGAAGGTATATCTCCGAGTAAGACCGCCCACATCGCGCGCGACTTCTCGATGTCTTCGGCGGTCGGGATTGATGGTTGAGAATTTCGCACCACCCATGATGATACTTCCGCGTCGTGGCCCGTTGAAAGCATGCACTCTGCCTTGCCATAAATGCGAGATCAGGGGCACGTCAAACCCTCAGACGCCGCTCGCACCCTGTGCTCCATGTAAACTTCTAGAGCTTATCAGTTTTATTTGACAGAGTAGCAGGCAGCAGAGATTTCGTCAACAGTTTCGCTCAGTTTCCGGAACCCGGCCAGTCCCATTGCTGGAACGGGTCGAGAAGCCTGACCTCCCGATTCTCGAACTCGGCGCGGTCGTCGCCTCTCGAATCCAGATACTCAACGACGATACGATACGTTCCCGGCGAGAGGAACGATTCGGAAACTGACTCGCCAGGGGCGAGGGTGCCATTCGTTATCGTTGTCCCCGGCAACAAGATCGAGTTGCCTTCATCGTTCGTCCCGAACTTCGCAAGTCCCACCGACGTAATTGTCTCGTCGTCGGAAGCATTGGTAACTGTGATGCTGCATCCCGCGAGCAGCAGCATCGCGAAACCTATGGCTAGATGAATCTTCACTGCTGAATTTTCCTCTTCATTTCGGCCTCGTAGCCTTTTGCGTGTGTCGCAACGAAGTCGCGCAGTCGTTGCGCGACCATTTCATTCGACGCAGAGCTTTCCGCCAAGTCGGCAATGATGCGTAGATCCGAAGCAAGGATAGAACGTATCTCTTTGCCTCTCGGCTTCGACGGCGAAGCACCATGCTCAAGGTACCCGTTGTCCATCAACCAGTCGGACAGCTTCTTGAGCGTGTCGCTCCCAAGGTATCCCTTCGACAGGAATTGGTGTAGCCGGTCAGACGAGATGCCTGTGTCTTGAGAGATTTTCGGGAGCAATTTCGCGTCACCTGCTCGCGACGTGCAGAGCCGGACGTGCTCTTTCCATGAGATTTGGTCATTCATAGTGAACGCATGATGCTTCACAAATCCGCGAACTGCAATAGCTTGTGTCATTTCCTCGTGTCCTCGTGATGATGCTTCGATATTTATACTTGACTTCCTGACGAATCATCAGTAATCTCTACCTATCGAAACGAACCACGAGGAATACCGACTAATGAGAGATTCTATTCGATGAGTGTTCAGCAACCTCTGACGATCCAAGAAGTCGCTGAGTTTTTCAGAGTCGGCGAGGACAAGATTCGGGAGTGGATGGCATTCGAAGACGACGCCCTTCCGAGTTTTCGATCAGGACATCGCACTCTCCGCTTCGATAAGGAGGCTGTAGAGGCATGGTGGAAGCGGCGCTCGGGTGCTCAGGGTGTGGCGCGATGAGGATTGAGATCGAGATCATTGGGGCAACCTTGAGTACATCCGAAGTTGCAGATTTCGTCGAGCGCATTCGCCAAGAGACCGGCGGGATCTTCGCGGGCTACAGGGTATGCCCCGAGAGTAGCGGTAGCTTCGTGGGGCGACTTGCAGGTAATCCGGTTCAGGTGGTCGAAGCGTCCCCCGATGATCGGCTTTCGTTATGACCACGCGCGAAGTCTGCCAAGAACTCGATTGCACCGAGCGACACGTCTACAACCTTCGCTCGCGCACCTACCCCAAGGGGCATGCGAAAGCCGGCCGTCCAGTGCTAGGTAATCCGGTTCGAGCCGGCCGCGGCTACTGCTTCGACAAGCTCGCCGTCCTCGAATACAAGGCGTGGCTCATCGCCGGCAAACCTCTCGACACCAGGAAATCAGACAAGCGCGACGAGCGCATGGGGCGTGCGCTCCAACGCGCTTCCGCTTAACCAATCAGAGGAGACCTGATTATGTTTTTGACTGTGCTTGCGCATGTGGCCGCGCTCTTGGCTGCGTTCGCCCTCGGGTGGATCGTTTGCGGCGTCTTGAAGGACTGGAAGTGGAACCAGTTGTGCACCGAGCAGCGGCACGAGTTTTGGGAACAGCAGGTTGCGGCCCAGCGCGGGGGCGTCAACTGATGCAACGCCACATCTTCGAGGTTCGTATCGAACTCCCACAAGACGGCGACGGGCGCATGCAGGTGATGCGCGTGCTCTCGGGGCTTCGCCAGTTGCGAAACAAACTCGATCAGAAGGACCGACTGTTGCCACTCGCCATCACTCAGGGCGACTCCATCGTCGCAACCGCTGGCGTCCGAACCGTCGATGATTGAGCAATCAAGGAGAACCAAAGTGGGCGTAACAATCAACTCATTGCAAATCGAAAATACCAAGCGCGTGAAGGCGTTTGCGCTGGAACCCGGCCCGACAGGTCTGACCGTCATCGGCGGAAAGAACGGCAACGGCAAGACGAGTGTGCTCGACGGTATCGCATGGGTCATTGGTGGCAACAAGTTCAAGCCGAGCAACGCGCAACGCGATGGGTCGATGAACCCACCGAACCTGAAAGTCACCCTCAGCAACGGCATCATCGTCGAGCGCAAGGGCAAAAACTCAACACTCATTGTGACCGACCCCACGGGTAAGCGACACGGACAAGCCCTGCTTGACAGCCTCATTGGGCCTTTCGCCGTAGACCTTCCCAAGTTTACGAATGAGAACGACAAGGGCAAGGCTCAAATCCTCCTCCAAATTCTCGGCATCGGCGACGAGTTGCGAAAGCTCGACCAGGACGAGGAACGAATCTACAACGAGCGCCATGCCATCGGGCAACAGCGCGACAAGAAGGCCAAGCACGCCGAGGAACTCCCCGAGTACCCCGATGCGCCTGACGAGCCGGTGAGCGCGTCCGCTCTCATCAAGCAACAGCAGTCCATCCTTGCGAAGAATGGCGAGAACGCTCGCCACCGCGATAACAAGGAGCAGTTACAGAAGAGTCTGGACGGTTGCCGCGCCCAGATTCTTGACCTTGAAGCAAAGCTCACATCGCTCCGTGAGCAAGAATCCGTCATCGTTCGTGACCTTGCCACGGCCGAGAAGACTGTCGAGCAACTCGAAGACGAGAGCACAGCCGAGATAGAGAAGAACCTCGAAGACATCGAAGCTATCAACGCGCACGTCGCCGCGAACCAGCAGAAGGCTAGAGCACAGGACGAGGCGGCGGAGTACTCCGCGCAGTACATCGCGCTCTCCGAAGAACTCGAAGCGACTCGCAAGGCGAAGATCGACCTGCTCAACGGTGCGGACTTACCGCTCCCTGAACTCTCCGTGACGGACGGCGTGATCACCTATCGCGATCAGCCGTGGGACTGCATGAGCGGGGCCGAGCAATTGATTGTCGCGACAGCCATCGTCCGCTGCCTCAACCCCGAGTGCGGATTCGTCCTGATGGACAAGTTAGAGCAGTTCGACACCGACACGCTCGCCAGCTTCGACGAATGGCTCAAGAAGGAGGGGCTGCAATCCATCGCTACGCGGGTCAGTACGGGCGAGGAATGCACGATCATCATCGAAGACGGTCTGCCGGCCGGACAGACGTATGTTGAAACCACCATGCCCGTGGAAGCCTCCGAGCCGGCCGACACGGACAACCCGTATGGAGAGTGGAAATGACCTTACCGATTCAGACAGGAAGGATCGCCAGCGCGCAACGCTGCGTGATTCACGGCGAGGGAGGCGTCGGCAAGTCCGAACTCGCCTCGCTGATACCGGGGGCGGTGTTCCTCGACGTTGAGGGTAGCACGGGCGACATGGACGTTGCTCGTCTTCCCAAGCCGACGAGTTGGACGGGGTTTATGCAGATCCTCTCCGAGTTCTGCAAAGACCCGCAGGGCCACACGTCGCTCATCGTCGATACGGCCGACTGGGCCGAAGCACTGCTGATTCCGCAACTGTGCGCGCAGCACGGCTTCGACGCGCTTGGCGGTCAGAATGACTTCGGGCACAGTTTCAATCTGCTCGAAACCGAGTGGTGCAAGTTCCTCGACTCGCTTACGGCTATCGCGGAGCGCGGCGTTCACGTCGTATTGCTCTGCCATACCCAAGTCAAGAAGCGTGAAGTTCCCGATGACTTCGGCGCGTTCGACAAGTGGGTACTCAAGATGGAGAAGAAGACATCCGCGAAGACCATCGAGTGGGCGCGTGAAATCCTCTTCCTTCACTTCAAGGTGCTCGTTGTCGAAGACGGCAAGACGAAGCAGAAGAAGGGACAGGGCGGCGAACGGTTCATCTACGCATCGAAACACCCCTGCTGGGACGCCAAGACGCGGTGCGGCCTGCCCGACGAGATGCTGTTCAAGAGAGGTGTCCTTCCCGAGCCGCTTGCCACGCTGTTCCTGCCGATGGGTGTCCCGGCCACGCCCTCGCCGCCGAAGCCGGCTGAGCAGCCGCCGACCGCGCCCGTGCAGACCGAGACCGGCCGCGAGCAAATGCCTCACCACCAGCAGGTCGCTGACCTGATGAAACAGGACGGCATCGAGTTCGCGGATTTGATGGCCGCAATCGCCGAGCAGGGGCACTTCCCCCCCGATACCCCGTTCGAGAACCTTCCCGCGGACTACGTGGCGAAGGCGTTGATACCTAACTGGCCGAAGGTGGTCAAAAGCATCAAGGAAAAGCAGCATGCAGCATGAGGGAAGAGCACTGGATTGGGACCAACCTGTCGGTGGAGAGGATATGGAGGGCGGTACTTACACGCTTTTGCCCGAGGGCGAATATCCATTCACAGTCAAGATGTTCGAGCAGGGATACCACCAACCAAGTGAAGGAGGGAAGATCGGCGAGTGCAAGAAGGCAATGATTACGCTCACAGTCGATGGTGGCGAACACGGACAGGCAGACATCAAGGTCGATTTCTTCCTCTGGTCAACAGTTGAGTGGAAGATCCATCAGTTCTTCCGGAGTATCGGCGACAGGAAGCACGGTGAAAAGGGTACGCCCAACTGGAAAGCGGTGTTCAGAAAGACTGGGTGGTGCAAGGTTAAACATCGGCAAGGAACCAACAAGCACTCAGACAAGAAGTTCAACGAGGTCGATTACTTCATCTACCCCGAGGACGCCCCCAGTGGTGCACAGACGCCCTCGCCCCCTCCGCAGGCTCCCGCGCCGCAGACCGCCGAGGACGCTGCACCGTGGAAACAGTGGGGTTCGTGATCGCTGGACTGGCTGAACCTGTTCGAGTGGATTCAGACCGTTACGCCCGACCGTCTTCCTGATCCGCCGTGGCGGCTGAACCCAAACGAACAGGTCATCGATAACGTCAAGTTTCTCTCGCTGCTTCAATCAGAGGCAGCGAATCCCAACCCGAAGGGCACCCGCGCCAAGTACGGCCGGCTGCATCACGACCTACGCACTGTCTGTCGACTCGTCGAGGGAATATGAAACCACGCTACTACCAGATTGAAGCGTCCGAAGCTACACAGGCCGAGTGGGCGAAGGGCAATCGGAAGACACTCATCGTCATGCCGACCGGCACCGGTAAGACTATCACGTTCTCAGCCATTATTCAGGACCGCGTGCGGATGGGGGAGCGCTGTCTGATTCTTGCCCATCGCCAAGAACTACTCGATCAAGCAGCAAAGAAGCTGGGTGGGATGACCGGGCTTGGCTGCGCAGTCGAGAAGGCAGAGTCTACCTGCATTAACGACTTCTTTCGCGTGGTCGTCGGTAGTGTCCAAACGATGATGCGCGAGAAGCGGCTGGCGACGTTTCCGCGAGACTTCTTCGACACGATCATCGTCGACGAAGCACACCACGTCCTGGCCGATTCGTACCAGCGCATCCTTGCTCACTTCGAGAACGCCAACATTCTCGGTGTGACCGCGACGCCCGACCGCGGGGACATGCGCGAGCTTGGTGAGTTCTTCGACTCAATGGCTTACGAATACTCGCTTCCGAAGGCGATCAAGGAAGGCTTCCTCTGCCCCATCAAGGCGCTTACCATCCCGATCACACTGGACCTGACCGGAGTGAGCGTACGCGGCGGCGACTACCGTGCCGAGGAAGTCGGCAACGCGCTCGATCCGTACCTTCACCAGATTGCCGATGAGATGGTCGAGCATTGCCGGGGGCGGCGCTCCGTGGTATTCCTCCCTCTCATTGCGACGAGTCAGAAGTTCTGCGAGATTCTGCGCGAGAAGGGCATCCGGGCTGCTGAGGTCAATGGGCAATCCACTGACCGAACCGAAATACTCGCTGACTTCGAGCGCGGCGCCTACGATGTGCTCTGCAATTCAATGTTGCTAACCGAGGGGTGGGACTGCCCACCCGTGGACTGCATCGTGTGTCTGCGTCCGACGAAGATTCGCAGCCTCTATTGCCAGATTGTCGGGCGGGGTACTCGAATCCACGATGGCAAAGACCACCTCCTCCTGCTCGACTTTCTGTGGCTCTCGGCAAAGCATGAGCTCTGCCGGCCCGCTCACCTGCTGGCGTACGACGACAAGATCGCCGACAAGATGACTGAGCAGATCATTGCGGCTGGTTGCCCTGTGGACCTTGAGGAGGCCGAGCAGCAAGCCGAGGGCGACAGTATCGCCGAACGGGAGGAAGCACTGCGCAAGCGCCTCGCCGAGCAGCGCAACAAGAAGCGCAAGTTGGTGGATCCGCTGCAGTACGAGATGAGCATCCATTCCATGGACCTCTCCGACTACGAGCCGTCGTTCGGGTGGGAGGCCAAGCCCCCGACCGAGCAGCAGGTGAAGCAGCTAGAGACGGCTGGCATCCTCGCCGACGAGCTCGATGCAGGCAAAGCCGAACGACTACTAACGACGATTGACCGGCGCCGCTCGAGTGGACTGAGCACTCCGAAGCAAATTCGCTTCCTGGAGAGGAAAGGCTTTCGCGACGTTGGGACTTGGGGATTCAGTGACGCAAGAAAACTCATCGACCGAATCGCCGGCAACAACTGGCGAATCCCGGGCGACATCAATCCAGCAAAGTATCAGCCGAAACAACAGGAGAAAATCAGCGCATGAGTGACGCCATCGACCCCCGCGTGCTCGCCTACGAGGTGAACGGGCTTAGGGTGCGGGAGAACAAAGCGCCCGGCGGCGTGCCGTTCTACACGGTATGGCGCAGGTCCGACAACACCTACCTAAATGTTCATGGTGAAGTAACCGACGAGTGGATCAGCTTCCCCACCTTCGACGCCGCCCTGACCGCGCTGTTGCGCTACGCGGATCGCGTGCTGCCGGAGGGCGCGCTGCGGGTGGTGCCATCGCTTTCGTGGCCGGGTGATTGGATTGTGCGAAATAACGAAGCTAGCAAAATGCTTCATTCGGATGGTGTTATTAGGGATGCCAAGGATATAAGCGGGGGGTGGCGCTGGCCCACCCCCGCCGCCGCGCTGCTTGCGCTGATCGAGCACGAGGAGGCGGAACACGAGCACAATAGCGCGCGACCGTTTCCGCCGGAGGCCAGTGAGCAGCCCGACCCACAGCCGCGCTGGGAGGTGATGCAAAAAGACGCGCGCTGGTTTGTCACAGATACGAATGGTAACTACCTTTGCTGCGACCGGTCTGTGACCACAATCCCAAACGAATGGTACGAGGAATGGCTTGCGAGAGCGGCTGCCCGCTACGCCAACGCCGAAGGTCCGCACCCGCCGAGGCCGGAGGTGTGGACGCTAAAGGAGGATCCGCCCCATTCGTGGGACGTTCTATGTCGTGGCGAGATAGCGGTTTCATTCTGGGATGATGGGCTGGGTGGCAAGGCGGAAGAGCACGCCGCCGCGTGGATGGAAGCCAAGCGCGCAGGAGGGCGGGGCGATGAGTAGCGAAACTAACCAAACCGAATCCGAACGGCTGGCGCGGGCGATGAATAGGGTCTGGGATAGCGAATGGTGCCAGTGGGTCGTGCTTTGCAATTGGCACACCATCCCAGACGACGACGCCTTCCCCGACCTCTTCCCCGACTCGGCGCGATACTGTTCGCGATGCGCGTGGCGTGGCCGAAGCTGCTTGCCAAGCGTGAATACATCAGCCTAGAGCAATCTGTCTGTTATCCAGTGAATATCACTACCTGCACGATGACACAGGTTGAAATTGAGGCTATGCCCCCCGCCGAAGCCATCAACCACGCGCTCGCGGCGGTGGTGCTGAACATAGGAGAATAGAAATGGACATGGGAAACGGGAAGTTTGGAGAAGTACCGCAGCATATACAAGACGCCTTCAATGAAATGCGAGACGAGGGTAGTCTGCTGCGCGTATTCAAAATCGGTGAAGAATTGGAAATCCGTGGATCTAAATTCAAGGTGGAGGCTATCTACGAAGATGGTCGTATGACACTGCGCCTGCAAAAGCGGGCATTAGGGGTGTAGGGGATGAGCGTCAAAAACATTATCGATTGCCCTAGCTGCGAGGGTTTGTTGTCGGGCATAGACAAGATTATTGATTGCGATATCTGTAGTCAGGAAATTTGCGCCGGGTGCTCGGTGCAGTACCTCGATATGACCGTGTGTCGTTTCTGCGCTGAGGATGAAGACCAGAGAGCTATGGAGAGCTATCAACTATGACCACCGACCACCTAACCGCCCGCCTGCGCGACGGGCAGGAACTCAGCGACGGACAACGACAGCAACTAAACGAGCGCATCGCGCGGGTGCTGGACCCGGAGAACAGACGCGGGTGGTTTCGGCGCTCTTGCTCGGTGTGTCAAGCACCATTACCCGAACAAGCAACCCCGTGTTACGGCGACAAGCCATACATGGATTACATCGGCCCCGACTTCCTCTCGCCCACGGACGGCGAGGCGCAGCGGATGATGCGGGAGTGGTTGGAGAGTCGAAATTGCTCTATGAAGAGATACCCCGGCTGGACGATTATTTCTACACAACAGAATCTTCCCAACAACTTTAACTGGACAAATATTGCCAAACACCATTGCCACTCCACCGCCCTCGCGCTGGCCGTGCTGAGGGTCGGGGGATGAGGTGGCGATGTTTCCATTGCGACTTCGCAACACAAGACCCCGGGGAGGCTAAAGCCCATTTCGGGGAAACGTCGGACGAGGTGCCTTTGTGTAAATGGAGTGAGGGCGACCTACGCGCAGAGCTTCAACAAACAATGCTCCAACTAGAACACGAACGCGAAGAAAACCACCAGTTGCGCAGTAAAATTGAACGGCTAACAACCCCGCCCGAGGCGGAAGGATAGAAGGGATGACCGTAAAAGAGATTTGTAAAATTATGCCCGCAGCAGATGGGTGGCGAGTGCTACCTAACGGCCACCGCGTGACGCTCGGCGACGGCGTGACGCTCGGCGACGATGTGACGCTCGGCGACGACGTGAGGATCGGCGACTACGTGACGCTCGGCGACCGCGTGAGGATCGGCGACTACGTGACGCTCGGCAACGACGTGACGCTCGGCGACTACGTGAGGATCGAGGCGCTTAATGTAGGGCGCATTCTCGCAATCCAGTCTGCCTGTACACCACTGCGCTTTTGGAAATGGGTGAACCACGCGATCTTAGCGCCTACGGTGGCTATCAGTATCAATTGGGAGCGTTTCATGAGTCTGATGGTGATGTGTCGGATGTGCAATGCGCCGCCGGTCTGCACGTCTGCGACGTGGGCGTGATGTACGAGCATATGGGCTTGGGCACACCGGATCAGCACAGCAAGATCCCGTTACTGGTCGAAGTACAGCCGGAGGATATTTTATACGCGCCAATGCCGGGGACGGGCGGGAAATGGAGGGTGCGGCGGCTGCAAGTGTTGGATTATGCGTGGTCTAGTGATAAACCGCCCGGGGCGGAAGGAGAGAACAATGACTAACCCCACGCCCGAGAAACTCGCCGCGCTGGCGGAACTGATCGGCATCACGCCGGAAACGCATCCGCAGTGCTGGAGATGGACAGACGATGAGCGCGAGCGGATAGCGCATGAGCCTAAGTATCTCCCGAACCCCTTCGACCCCGACGCGGACCCGCGCGCGGTGGATGATGTGTGGCTCGCGCCGATGAAGCGCTATCTATTTGGTAGGGGTTTCCGTATTCGTGTGACGGCACGGTTTTATAACCGCAGGCAGCAGACATTGCACTTGTGCAAAATCAGCCATTTTAAATCGACTGCTGAGTTTCGATCCCTCCTTGAGCCGTCAGAATTTCGCGCCCTCTACACCGCCGCCCGACACGCGCGCGTGTCGGGGATCGTGGAGACTGACCACATGGAGACCGAGCATGCATCTACCTGATTGGGTTACGTGCAACGACTGCCGACATGTGAAAGCTTGTATGTCTGAAGGGCTGACGATAAAAAAAAGTAAGAACTGCTGCAAGAGTCCGTCGCACTTTGAGCCGAAATCCGTCAAACGCATGCTACTACGCGCCAAATGGGAGGCCGAACATGCCGCGGACTAACTTTGAAGCGATGGACGACGCGACGATAAACCGATGGGCGGCAGAGCGGGATGGGTGGACGTACCACAAAAAGTCCGATAGCTGGACCTATATAGATCGCGGAATTGGTTCATACAAACCCCCTGACTACGCCACATCCGCCGACGCGACGCTAGGGCTGGCGCAGAGGTGGGGATTCGGGGTAAGTGTCGCAAACTACTATGCTGGATTTCAAGGATGGGATGTTTCTGCATATCGCGCTAAGATGTACAAAGGCGAGCAAAGTACTGCACCAACCTTCCCCCCGCGCCCTGCTCAACGCCCTGTGCGCGGCGAAGGAAGCGGAGGAACGAACCATGAGTAGTGATCTGCGAAGCCCGTTAGCCAAAGCGCGTGATGAATGGATTGAGAGCGACGCGGGACAATCGTGCTGCGACGACTCCACGCGGGTCTACGGGCAGTACCTACGAAACAGGCTAGAGAGAGCGTTTTTGGCTGGCGCGCGGTATGCCGAAAAGGCCAAGGAAGCGGAGGAACGGGCTGATGGCTGATCTGACAACAACGCCGATCCGCGTGTCGGTACACCGCAAGGATACCAATCCTGTGCATCACGAATCCGCGATCCATGTTGAGTTGGTCGATGAAGGCGGCGGACCATTTATCAGTCTGCTGAGCCTTGAGACGAGCGAGACGGTTAGCATGGACATAGAAGAGCTAGAAGCGGTGGTGGTTGCCGCGCGTGGCCTCATGGATGGATTCAAAAAGGAGCAGGGCGATGGATAGCGGGCGGATAGCCGAGATTCGGGAGCGGTGCGAGGCGGCGACGCCAGGGCCGTGGTTGTGGCGCATTGGGGTTCAAAATCGAAATGTTGAGCTTATCGCCAACGATGGGCTGATGTCTATTGTTATGGATTATGCTCGATGGGGTATGAATCGCGCAACACCGCGCTTCTCTCGGGTTGGATTGCTTCACAATGCGAGCGAGTTTACTAAACCAAAGCCGGACTACGAACATCACGCGAAGTGGGACAGCACCATCGACCATGAGGATGCCCAATTCATCGCCCACGCCCGCCAAGACGTACCCGACCTACTCAACGCACTCGACGCCGCCAACGCGAAGATAGCCTCAATGCGAGACAGCTACGCGGAGAGCATCGGGCACTACCGCGAAGAGATCCGGCTTCTAAGAAAGCAGCGCGACGAAGCTAGGGCGCTTATTGTGGAGTTGGATGAGGCATTCGATACCCTCGACAGCATCGCGAACGCCTACCCTGAAGAGGTGTTCCCCGAGCCTGACTGGATCGCGGTTCGCGAGGCGCTTGAGGCACACAACATAAGCATGGATTGCGTCAGTGCGGGTAACATGCGCGTGGTGGCGCAGAACGTCGGGCGCATTATCGCGCCGTTGCGCAGGGAGGTCCTGCGCCATGACCGATGAGTGGAGAATCTGGAATGGTGAATACGAGAAACACCCGTGCAAGGTACGTGACGGAAACGGATACATCTACGCATGGCCGAATGCCGGCCTTATGATGGCTATGGATAAGAGTGGGCGATATTGGCAACCAAGCGACAATATCGAGGTGCAAGACGCTTCGATGGGTGAGTGGATGGAGGCATTGCGCCATGGCCGATGAGCAGCAGCGCAAAAAAAAAGGGAGGGCTATCACGATGCACGGGTTAGAGCAACAATATGGGGTGACGATAGACCGGAGATACCACAGGAATATCCTATTCGCCTGCGAGACCTTAGAAGACTTCATGTATGACAACTACGATTTCAAGATCCAAGATGTCGGTTTGGAAATGCGCTGGGGTGAGTTTGTAGCCGCGCTGGCATACATTCGGCACTGTGCGAGGGTCAAGATGGAAGAGACTGAGAATGCGAGGAATGATGACTGAACAGCAGCGGTGCGGGCGGTGCCCGTGCTGGAAGGAGAAGATCGAATGAGTGAACAAGAGGCCGCAATGCAGGGCTACAGCGTCCGCCGCGTGCGTCTCGAGGTGGTGGAGGATGGCGTGCTTAGGCCTGGACATCTGATGATGCTCGCGGGGCCGTCGAAGGCGTTCGAAGAGAAAAGCGAATGACATCGGCCGAACTACTCAACCACATCGACCCGTCAACCCTCGACTACCAAGAATGGGTCAACGTCGGTATGGCACTCCACCACGAAGGCGCGACCGCCGAAGAGTGGGACGCATGGAGCCAGCGGGACACGAAGAGGTACAAACCCGGCGACTGTGCTCGCAAGTGGTCCAGCTTTCACGGTTCGTCGAAACCGGTCACGGGCGGTACGCTCGTCGAACTGGCAAAGCGCAGCGGGTGGAAGCCTGAGCGCCGGCAGACAGGCCCAGGCCGCGCGCTCGACTGGGGGGACACGATTGGCGGGGACGATTATCAGGTAGTCGACACGGCGTGGGTGGAGGATTCCGAGGTACACGCCATTGAGAACACTCCCGACTGGCGACAGCTACAGATGTACCTTGAAGCGCTGTTCGAGGCGTCTGACCACGTGGGCTACGTCTGCGAGGCGTGGCAGCAGGATGAACGGTGGCTACCCAAGAAGGGGATCTGGACCCGCACGGCCGGCGAACTCATTGCCGAACTCTCGAAGTACAAGGACATCGGCGAGGCGATGGGCGACCACAACCCTGATGTCGGGGCATGGATTCGTTTCAATCCGCTCGATGGGCAAGGCATCAAGGACGCGAACGTCACGGGCTTCCGATACGCGCTTATCGAGTCCGACACGCTCAGCGTCGAGAAACAGGCGTCTGTCTACGCCGAGCTCGAACTACCGATAGCCGCGCTCGTTCACTCGGGCGGGAAGTCATTACACGCCATCGTCCGCATCGGCGCAACCTCGAAGGAGGAGTACCGCGAGCGCGTCAACTTCCTGCACAAAGTCTGCGAATCGAATGGGCTTGCCATCGACACGCAGAACAAGAACCCTTCTCGACTGTCCCGAATGCCTGGCGTCACGCGCAATGGGCAGCAGCAGGCTCTTGTTGGGCTGAGTCAAGGTAAGGCCAGCTTCGAGGAGTGGCGCGAGTGGATAGAAGAACTGAATGACAGCCTCCCTGACATTGAATGCTTGGCAGATATATGGGAGGATCTCCCCCCGCTTGCTCCTCCGTTGATTGATGGCGTACTTAGGATGGGGCATAAAATGCTTCTCGCTGGACCGTCGAAGGCAGGGAAGTCCTATCTCCTGCTTCAACTTGCTATGGCTATCGCCGAGGGGCGCGAGTGGCTCAATTGGCAATGCACCCAAGGGAAAGTGCTCTATGTGAATCTTGAGCTTGACCGCCCATCGTGTCTGCATCGTCTGAAATCGCTGTATCATGCGAAGAGATGGGAGCCTGCTAACAGGGGGAGTATCGACATTTGGAACTTGCGTGGCAAGGCGCTCCCCTTAGACAAGCTAGCCCCGAAACTGATACGACGAGTAAAGAGCAGCAACCTTTCCGCCGTCATCATTGACCCGACCTACAAGGTCATCACGGGCGACGAGAACGCCGCCGACAAGATGGCATTCTTCTGCAACCAGTTCGATAGGATCTGCGATGAGTTGGGCGCATCCGTCATCTACTGTCACCACCATAGCAAGGGCAATCAAGGCCAGAAGGCTTCCCGCGACCGCTCGTCAGGGTCGGGTGTGTTTGCTCGCGATCCGGACGCTATCATAGATATCATCGAGTTAAACCTTGAGCAGTCACACAAGGCCGTGCTCGACAATCGCTACGTCTGCCCGGTCGTCAGCCGCTTCATGGACGAGCACAAATCGGGCTGGCAGTCAGCCATCGGCCAAGACGACGCCATCGTAGCGGCGAAGTTCATCGAAGCAGCACGCGCCATGCTCGACGACAAGCACAAGAAGGATCTTCAACAAAGGATAGATGAGGCTCGCTATCATATCTTGAAGTTTAGCGGCTGGCGGCTCGAAGGCACGCTCCGGGAGTTCGCTCCGTTCGACGCCTGCAATATGCTGTTCACGTACCCCATACACGTCGCCGATACGGACCAGATATTAGCATCGGCCAAGGCAGACGGCGAGGAGACACCCGCCGAGACAGCCATGCGAAAGAAGCGCGAAGCAGGCCACACGAAGCAGAGTCAGCGAGAGGAACTCATCGCCGCGCATGAAGACCTTGACGACGGTAGCGGCGTCATGGTGGGCGACATGGCCGACGCGATAGGGGTCACGGTGCGGACCCTCAAGGGGCGTATAGCAAAGACGAAGATGCTCGTTGTCGATGACGCCGGCGTAGTCCGCAACAAGCAGCAGGCAGAACAGCACGTCATAGATGAGGCGGTATCAGCCGCGAAGGACTTGCACGGGGCGGTCTCTCTGCTGGCAGTAGCCGAAGCGCTGGAACTCAGCGAGCAGGGTGCCCGAAAGAAGATACAGCGCGATGGCCGCTATGCCATCAAAGACCGGCATGTGGTGCCAAAGGAGGACTGATGAGTTTCACCAAGATACAGACCTTTACCGTAATCGAGTGCTGCAACTGTGGGATTGCGTTCGGCGTGTCCGACGAATTCGACCAGAGGAAGCGCGAAGACCACAGCTCTTTCTATTGCCCTGCTGGACACAGCCAACACTACACCGCCAAGAGCGAGAGCGAGAAATTGAAAGAGGAACTTGATTGGGAGCGAAAGAGGCGAGAACGGGCTGAGCAAGCTGCGACCCATGAGTCGCAGCGCCGACAGAACGCCGAACGCCGTCGAGCCGCTGCAAAGGGACAGGTCACGCGCATTAAGAACCGCATAAGCAAGGGTGTCTGCCCGTGTTGCAATCGCACGTTCCAGAATCTCGGCAGGCACATGGCTTCACAGCATCCCGAGTACACCAAGGACTGATGAAATTCTTCCTCCCCATGCACCCGCCGCGCGTCACGAAGCAGACCCAAGGGCGCCGCAAGTACAAGACCGATACACTGCGCGAAGCTGAGCAGAAGTTCCGCGCGCATCTCGCACCGCATCGGCCGTCAGCCCCTCTCGATGGTCCCGTGCGGCTGGTGGTCAAATGGATCTGGTACACGAAGGATAAGCGAAAGTGGGGCACGTATAAGACCACGCGGCCCGATACCGACAACCTGCAGAAGATGTTCAAGGACACGATGCAGAAGTGCGGCTACTTCAAAGACGATGCCCGGGTCGCGTCCGAGACTGTTGAGAAGTTCTGGGACGGGACGCCGGGCATCTGGGTGTACGTTGAGGCTATCGACGAGGATGATAGTTAGCCAGTGGTAATGATGTATGCTCCACGGATCTCATATTCGCCGGAAAGAATCGAATCTATCACGTGCTCAGGAATCCCTTGCTCCGCAAGCCTCAGTACGGCTTCCACCTCGCCCTTTAATCCTTGCGCCAGCATGTGCTTTATTGCGTCTGGATTAAGCCACATGGGACAGCATACATAAAAATCCTCGGTGGCGCTGTCTTCACTACTTCCATTGGGCGACAGCAGCCGGAGCGCCGACTGAATAGCGCATACCTCGTCGGCCGTCAGTGTTCCTTCTCGAGTGTTGCCATGGTCGGCGTTCTCGCTGAGTAGATATCGGAGGACTCGCGCGGAGTGGTCATCAGCATTTTTGTTTTGCAGTGGTTCATTCATGATCTGCCTCCTCGATGTCCGGCGTTGCCGGGTCGTTAACCTTGCACTCCGCGTGGTACTCGCGCAGCAGTCCGGCGATGATAGCCGACACGCTGCGCCCCTCGATGCTGCTCTGCCAGTTTAGCCAAGCGTGCATCTTGGCCGGGATGTTCGCCACGGCGCGGATCTTCTTCTCAGGCATGGGGTTCTCCTTCCATCAGGTCAACGCTCACCGCCTCGCCGTCACTGTCGAACTCGCGAACGTCGAAGCAGGTAGCCGTGCTCTCGGGGTCCAGCATCATGCTCTGAGCGATTCGAGCAGCCTGCTCGGGGGTCTCGGCGTCGATGTCGATGCTCCATTCTACGTGGTAGGTAGTCATCATAGTATCCTTTCTCGGTGCGCCCAATGCGCCCGCTCAGGGGCTCGGCCGAAGCCAAGCCCGAGAGCGGAGGCACTAGGCATCTGCAATGCTGCGAAACTCGTCACGGGTCATCGGCCGCGAGGAACGCTCGAAGCTATTGCCGTCGGTTCGGTAGCCAGAGAAGCGCGGACGGCCGGTATCGGCCTCGTGGTCGTATGGCTCGCCCATCATGAAGCCTGAGCGGGTGTATTCCAACGGTGGCAGGACACATAGCGCGTCATCGTACTCCTGCTCGGTGATTTCCGACCATGTGATCGGGGTGCGCTGTTCTTCGCCGCGTTGACGCTGCCATGCTTCGAGACTGACACGAACGGCGTTCTTGTACTCGGGGCTTGATGCGCGAAGTTCTGCCTCGTCCAGCCCGCCGTGCAGGGTCAATCCTGTATCGGGGTCGATGAGGTCGACCGCATAGGGCTGGCCGGGGACGATGTAAGCCTCGGTGATAGTGTTAAGGTTGGTGCTCATGCTCCCACCTCCCCGAGCAGATCGGCGACGGTGCATTCCTTCTCGCCGATGTCTACGCTCGCGCCGGTGCGCTGGTCGATGATGGCGACGATACAGAGATTATCTTGGTCGCACTCGTTGGTGGAGAGATTAAGCGCCTCTTGCCAGTCCATGCCGGTCTGCTCGTCGTCGAAGCGCTGGCCGTTGTCCTCGTAGTAGCCGATGATTCGGAAGCTGGGGGCGGCGGGCGGCTGGGTGTCGAGGGCGGCGCGGGCAGTTTCGCGAGGGCAGAAGCCCGGCCCGTGGTCGCAGGGTTCATCAGCGATGCACCGCAACGCTTCCCGCATCGCCTCAATCTCGGCGGCGGGGTCGGACATGCCCGCGCAGGCGTTGACGCAATCCACGATGCGACGGGCGTGGGCAATTGCCTCTGCTTCGCCATCGTCAACTTGATGCCCGAACACCTGCGCAATCGCTGTGGTGATGTCCTTGCCGCACTCATAGATATAGATGTCCCTAGCCCATGAGGGTTTTTGCAGTTTCCACGGCGTCGCCGTGTGCTGGGGTGGGGTTTCGGGTATACTCGTCTTGTGACTCATGGCAGGTCTCCTCTGCTGGGTCTCAGGCCCGCTTCGGTCTCATCACCGGGCGGGCCGCTTCAATTTGTAGATGGGCGCTTGCCTCATCTACAGACACTATAGCACAAAGTAGACTTGGTGTCAAGTAGAAATATGCACTAATTTTGAGGGGTACTAAGTCTAGCAGTGATAGCAGTATCCGAACTCGTGAAACTTTGAAACTAAACCAGTTTTTACCCGGAAAGTTTCAAGGTTTCAAAGGTGCTCGGCTCGGAGGTCGGTAGAGGGTAGGTTTTAAAGGTTAGTTTCACTCTAAGTATCGAGAAATAAAGGGGTTACGAGGGTTTGAAACCGTGAAACTAAACGCGCTTTTTCGGGTTAGTTTCAAAGTACTAGACGCATGGTACTTAGTAGACAGTCAGAAGTTGTTTGGTTTCAGGTACTTCTGACTTTGAAACTTTGAAACTTTCTCGCGTCCCTACTACGTAGGGATGACTCAAGTTTGTTTCACTCTCTCACGTGTGAAAGTCGGTGAGGGCGAAGCCCCCCTCACTCTCCCCCGCTGACCGCTTCGCTAGCGGGTAGAGAGTTCCCGACGTTCACAAGCTCCAAGAGTACCCCAGCCCCAGAGATTAAAACCCTTGAGGACGAAATATCAGGCGTCTAACAATCTCAGGCGTAGGGGTTGACAGGGTAGGCGAGGTCGGAGATAATCCCGACTCGGCAGGTAAGGATTAAACATGACCGAGTAGGTCGGGATTGAGGATGGCTTGGCAGGTCCGTTGAAAAGAATTACTCCGATTCGACGGGCAATCGTGCGGCTGCGCGTTTTAGGACTGTCAGCCTCGGCAATCGCCCGAGAACTCGGCCTCACCTCGATCACCGTCGAGCGAGCGCTACAGCGGCCCGAGGTCGTGGCACACCTGGCATACCTCCTCGACCGGCTCGACGACGAAGTCATCAACGCTCTCGTCTACAGCTCCATCGCTGACGGTGTAGGAGCGCAGAAGCCCGGTAAACGGCGATATCGAAAGCGTCGACTCACAGAATGACTCACACTTTCGGAGCTTCGGAGCCGTAACCCCTTGCGCGCCAGTGGTAGAGCACCTGATTCTTGACCAGATGACCGAGGGTCGAAGCTGCGCGATGCAAGCACCGCAGCGATCTCCTGATGTAGCTTCGAAGGGTTTCGAAGGTGTGGATCGGTGTGGCTTCGAAGGCAGAGAGGACGAGCGAAGGCCGGCGAGGGAGCGAAGGAGTAAGGGCAAGGTACCCAGGGGGACGGGGGAGCCGCCAGCCTGAGAGGTAGGGAGACCCCCGCTCAAAAAACGATTTTGAAAATCCGCCTGACGTTCCTTCGAAATTTCCTGTTGACATTCCCTGTGGATTCTGCGAGACTTTGCTCAACGACGGCAGCAACCCGGAGATTTCGCACATGGCCCGCAAGAAGTCCACCTCGACGACTGACGAAACTTCGACCACGCCTGACGCCCCCGTCGATAAAGGCAACGCGCAGAACCTACCCGAGCCTGACGCGACTCCCCCGGTGCTCGACGACCTCGACGACAGCGAATCCCGCCGGTTGGACGAGATCGAGCAGCGTTTGAGTGACGTGGAATCCCGGCTGATCGCGTTGACGGCTCCTGTGGCAGCCCCCGCGGCGAAGTCATCCCCGACGTACCACGGCCGCATCAACGACGCCGCCGAAGTGCCGGGCGAGTATAAATCCCCCGAGGGTGGTGTCTTGCTTGAGCGCGTGAACGCCGCGTTGAACGCCGACCCGAGCCTCGTCATCCCCGGCATCGTCCGTAAGGGGTAGCGCATCGTGGACAACCCGTTCACATACGACGACTGGAAATCGGCCCCTGCTGGTCACCGAGCGACGGCGAACTTCCACATGCTTGGGTTGACCAACGAGGTCATCGCCGAGAAGTTGGGCGTGACTCCGAAGGCCATCGAAGAGGTTCTGGCGTACCCGGTGATTGCTCGCTACATTCTCGACACGCAGATTGAGATTCGTTTGAAGCGCGCGGCGGTAACGAGCATCGACGGCATTCAGGCCACGCTCGACCAGTTGGACGGCAAGTTCGACGGCTCGACGAAAATTCCCGAGATTGTCGACGCGCTCAAGAACTACACGAACGCGATGGTGGAGACGATACGCCGCATCCCCGGGTGGTGCGATGCAGGTGCGAAGCGAGGCCGTCCACCGAAGTCCACTCCCGGCATCGACGTTATCGACGCAGCGGCCGAGGCCGACCTGCAGAAGCGCCGGGAGGCAGCATGAGTGCTAAACAAGAAACAGTCTGTACCAAATGCGGCTCGCATTCTTGGATCAGCTTCGATGGCGATTTGCAGCCTCGATGCTTTAACTGCAACCAGCCTTTCATGTCTCAAGGTAAGGAGCCGGGAAGTGCTTCAGACTTACCCTCCGACAGCCTATCGGTCCCCGTGCCGAGTCCACGCTCCTTTGAGCTTTACCGCAGCAGCGGCGACGTTGCCCCTGTAGTTGTCGGAGCTCATACCGCTGAGATCACTGAGAGCGGCGCTGTTGTGTTTCGTCGAAAAGACGGGACTGTTGTTGCTGCATTTGCGGACTGGCAGTATTTCGCGCAGGCAGAAGAGCCCCTCTATGTGTTCGACCCATCGAAGCCTCAAGGGGTTAATTTCCCATGACCCACCCCGGCATCCAACTCACCAAGAATTTTCACTCGAGCGAGTTCGCTGTATGAGCAAGGTTTTCCTCCAGCACGTCCAAGATCTTTGCCGCGGGTGCGCCGCTGCGGTATACAACAACACGGCACCGAACAAGCGGTATGCGAGTGATGTGTCCAATTTGCTGTTTATGACCATCGCGCACGAGAGCGACGGCTTCCGCGCCCGGCGTCAGTACGGATTCAGTTGGGGGTCCGACCGAGGGGCATGGAGCCTCGCCCAAGTCGAACAAGGCAGCGTACTAGACTCTATGAAGTTCATGGCTGCTCGTACGAATCTGGCGCAGCGCGCGGTCCAGTGGGCAAGCTGCGACGATCGCGCAACTGCTGATTGGCTGCTTGATTTGCCTGTCGAGACGGTACTGCGGCTGCTTCCTATGAGTGAGCGGTTGACGGTGTTGTTTTGCCGACTGCACTACCTGCGCGTCCCCGCATTCGTCCCACACGATTTGTCTGCTCAGGCGGAATACGCCAAGCGGTACTACAACACGATGGCAGGCAAGGCGCGGCCTTCCGATTACCACCGAGCATTTGTTGCAGCAATAGCTGAACTTTAGGAGCAATACTGATGGAAAACGACCCAGAAGATTTTGGATGGGCGCTTAACGCCCTCAAAAATGGCAACAAAGTCCGACGTGCCGGATGGAATGGGAAGGGCATGTGGATCGTGCTCATGCCTGCGCTGTCCTTGCCGCCGCACAGCAGTCAGGAACCTGGAGCGAAGGTCAATGACCGTACCGCCAAGCACATAGGCGAAGACACGCCGCTGAACTCACAGCCGTACATCGCTATGTGGACCGCGCAAGGCCAGTGGCAACCCGGCTGGCTCGCCTCGCAGGCTGACATTCTTGCCGAAGACTGGGAGCTTGCATGATGGCTGCTCGATTTAGGAAGAAGCCGGTAGTCATTGATGCTGTGCAGTTCACAGGTGAAAACCATGCTGAGATCGTTGAATTCTCGACTGCGAGTATATCGCACTCGGAGCAGGACGGCGGTCTCACAATTGAAACATTAGAGGGGACTCTTACGGTATCTCCGGGCGACTGGGTGGTCCGCGGAGTGAAAGGCGAGCACTACCCATGCAAGCCTGACATCTTTGAGCAAACCTACGAAGCAATGGACGGATAGGAGCCTACCCATGAACTTTCAATTCCTCGCTGACCTTCTCGTTCAGATCGGTCTTTTCTTGATCGGCCTCGCCGGCGAGAGCGCATTGTCCGACCTCATCTCGTTCATCACCGGGCTGCTGTAGTCCTATGCAGGATTTAGCACTAGAAGTCGCAACCGCGGTCATCCCTGTCGTGGCTACCATCGTCGGCGGGTACTTCGCTCGCCGCGGCTGGAAGGGGCGCATCATCGGTCGTATCATCACCGATGTCGTCGCTCGTGTGGCTGAGAACGAAGTCTCGCGCATGAAGCAGGCTTCTCTCGTCACCGAAGGTAAGTACGACTTGGACGAGGCTCAGTCGGAACTCGCTATGGAGAAGGCGAAGGCTCAGGTTATGGAGGACGCTCGTTCGGTCGACGCTGGCGTACCGAAGGTGCTAAAGCCTTTGGCTCCGAAGATCGAGCGCGCGGTGTTGCCGAAACTCCGAGAGCGTATCGAGGATGAGGTACAGTGCCGCAAGAATCTGGTCCGTAGTCGCCCGGCGTGGCGCCCTAAGGGCGGGCGATGACTGAAGAGCAGTCGCACGACAACAAGAAACTGATGCTAGGCATCATCAACCTCGTAACATCCTTGGTTGCAACCATGGGTGTGGTTCTTGGTGGATGGCTCCTGACAGAGCTTGGCACACTAAGTGTGGCAATTCAGGAGATCGACAAGCGACTGGTGGCCGTGGAGGCCACGCGCTTTACCTCAGAGCAGGCCATTGATGTTGAACGGCGGCTTAATAGGCTCGAGCGCGATCAAGCAGTCATTAACGAGCGCCTTCCAAGGATTCGCGAGTAATGGCTTTGGTCCTCTCACATAAAGAGCGTACCCGGCAGTTTGAACTGATGGCGGAGCAACTGCGCAATCTCGCGCGGAGTTCTCAGACCATCGACGAGATAGACGCCGAACTCGTGAACATGGGCACCCCGCTGTCTTCAATAATCACTTCGATTCAGGCGTCCCTGACAGCACTGTCGAACGACATTTCATCGGTAACATCTGGCCTCTCTGGTCTCGGGGTCGTCCACAAGGCCGTGGTCTCCATCGGGTTGCCGGTCCAGTACGACGGGGCGACCATCGACGCTATTGATACCGCCAATGGAAACTTCGGCACTGTCCGTGTCCGAAGCGCGAAGGAGTCGTTGTGCTCTCCCTTCTACGGTCTGCAGGCCGGCGACATTATCGTCATATCCGACGCAGAAGATGCGACGAATAACGGCACCTACACGCTTCGGTATACGCCGCAAGAAGTCGGCAGCAGCGTTCTGAGTTCGGACTTCACCTCCCTGTGGACCGGCGATGGTTCCTCGCACTGGACATTCACCACGACGACCGCAACGCACGCGAGCGGCAACACGACGAATCTCGCCCTCGCCTATGCCGATATGGTGGGCGAGGTCGACAATATCCCCTACCTGTTGAGTTTCACGTTAAGTGGGCACTCCGGTACCAGCTTCCTTGTTCGGTTTGACTCCAGTGAAAATTACCTCTTGGTGGGCGCGGACGGAGACTACGAGGTGATTGTTTATTCGGATTCAGGCGGGAGTCTGGAATTCATTCCCAGTGATAATACGGCTGAGGGCGCTTTCAGTAACGTTTCCATGGTGCCCTTCACGGGACTCGCGCTGACCGAGGCGCTTGCTGTGGACAACGCTCTCGACACATCTCTCGTCATCAGCCTGGAGGAGCGGTAGAACATGGTGAACACAATCAAGACCCCTTTCGAAAATTCGCTTGCTATCGCCGGTGCCTCGCTGACCGACATCGGGGACCCCATCATTCTGGAACCCGAGTTCAACGCCGGCCAGAAGTCCTTCGCCACTCGTGTCGCTCTTGAGTTCCAGAACGAAAGCGCGGCCATGGCGGTCGGTGACTTCGCTCTTCTCGGCAAGGCGCACGCCGATGGTGCTTGGCATATTCTGCTCCAGACGACCGGGTGGGACACCGTAGCCGGCATCCTGCAGGCGAAGGTGGGCACGTTGAAGGCGCTCGCCGCGGCAAGCGTCGGGCTGGCCGTTGTGGACTTCGGGCCGCTCTACGCGATCAAATTCCAGACCAAGTCAGGCGGCTCGACCATCTTGTCGAACGGTACCTTCACCAGTAACGCGAACGACTGGACCTTGGGCACGGGTATCGCCTACGACACGAACAACGTCGCGTTTACGGCAGCGACCGATACGGCGAAGCAGGCGCTGGCGGATATGAGCACCGGATGGACCGACACGCTGACCTACGAGGTCACGTTCACGATCTCCGGCTACTCTGCCGGCTCGCTGACCGTGGGCACGAATACCGACGCAGACCAGGGTGGCGCTGCAATCGAGGCGGACGGAACGTACACGCGCATCGTCACCGCCGACGCGCACGCCGATGGTCTCGTCTTCACGGCAACCGGCTTTACCGGCGTTCTGGATACGGTCTCGGCTATCGAGACGATCCCGGCATCGGTTCGTGGGACGCTTTTCACGAGTTAACAGAAGGGACACATAGCTTCGGGAGTCTCGACGGAGACTTGGGGTGCCAAAACACCCACTGAAGATACGCGATTTTGGGCGCGTTGGCTGGGTCTTCGGATTCAATCAACGCGCCCTTTCGCGTTCATGGGAAACGGAATGACGGAAACGGCAGTACAGAGCAAGCGAGTACACGCATGGGACTATGAAGAGTTCCGTGCGAAGTGCTGCCCGCATGCTCCTGACACCGTAGACTCCAGCGAGCAGGAAATGTGGGTCCGCATGTGGGAGCCGACGGGCGCTCGTGGCCCGGACGGGCCTGCTACGGGGACGCATTACTTCTGCCGCTTCTTCTACCCGGCTACGACCGTTGAGAAGGGGCCTATGACGGACGAGCGCTTGGACTACCTCGCGATGCTCGATGACCAGTCCATCCCGCTGATCAACGTCGTGGCGCACCGAGGCTTCTCGAAGACGACGCTCGGAATCATCTTCTGCATCCGCCAGATTTCCATGCGACTCAGTAGCTTCCTCCTCTACACCAGTTCGGAGCAGAAGATCGCCCTCCGTCGCACCGAGGCTATCCGCGCATTCTTTGTCGGCGCGGACTGCCGGCGCGTCTTCGGGGATCTGCGCCCGGTTCGCAATCAGAAGATCACGGCGTCGTTCAGCGAGGACGCCTTCTACCTTATCGACCCCGACACGCAGCAGCCGGTGTCTTGCATCAGCCCTCGCGGTAGCGGGCAGACCGTGAATGGCTCCATCGCTGTGCTCGGCACGAATATGGCGCAGCGCGTAGATTTGCTCGTCAACGACGACGGCCAGAACCGCCGACATATCGAGAACCCGACCGTCCGCGAGACTTACGAATCGTGGCTTGAGGCAGAGTATTTCCAGACTGTTGACCCGAGCCACCAGCCTGTGAAGGTCAGGGGCAAGCTCCGCTGGCCGGACCTTCCCTCAACTCAGAGGGCTCCGTGGCGCGCGGTTCTCGGCGACTCCTGCAAGCACCGCATGGGCGCGAGTATGAAGTTCCTCAAGCGCAAGGCTTGGGAAAACCGGGTCTACCCCCTGTTCGAACACCTCTCCGATGGCAACGTCAAGCTGCGTCACAAGGTCATGACGCAAGAGCAACTCGAAGCGCTCGTCGAGCGGAACAAACACAAGCCCGACTATCTCGCGCGCGAGTACGAGTGCAAGCCCAAGTCACCGCTGAATCAGTGCTACGCCTCTGACATGTTCCAGCACGAGGACACCGCGGAAACTCTCAAAAATCGGCGTGGGCTGTTCAGCTTCGGCGTTGTGGACCCGTCCAAGAGCGGCAATACCGACTCCTGCCCGGTGTCGATCCTTGCGGTCAAGGTGGACGTGCTCAAGGGTAAGATCTACTTCGTCAAGAACGTGGTCGATATCATGTCGCCCGAGGAGTACTACCAGCGCGTGTTCGATGTCGCTATCGAGACTGGCATCGTCAAGTGGTGGGTCGAGGACTCCGGGCTGAACGATGTTCTACGGAACGGCTTCAAGCAGGCGGCGAGCATCCGCGGCATCGCTGGTGAGATTGATTTCGATTGGCTCACCAGCCAGCGGCACCCCGGCGTCGAGTACGGCCAAGGCAAGAACGCCATCAAGGTCGCACGGGCCAAGGCTCCTCTCCCCTTCTACAAGCAGGGCCAGATCGTTCACGACATCAGTTTGGAAGATGGCGTACTCGAAACCGAGTTACTGAACTGGCCCGACTGCACTGAGTGGGACGCCACCGACACCGCTGGCTACGTGCCTGAGATCCTTGAGAAGGAAGAAATCTACTTCGACTCTCAGGCGGAAGAAATTCCGACCATCGACATGGACACATCGGCCGAGTACGAAGAGGCCGCGCGATTCTTTGAGCGCTCGAACTGGTTCCGGAGGGTCGCCTGATGCAGTCGGTCGTACTCAGCGATCTCGATTACGACACCCAGCGGGAAGTCGAAAGCCACGACCAGTCCTACGCGGACGGGCTCGATTGGCGCCCTGGCCGTGAACTCCACGACAAGACGGTGAAGCGCGTACTTCGGTATGCGGAGACCGGCTACGACGCCAATACCGAGAACGTCCGCGAGAACGAGAAGATCGACGGCATTCTCGATGGCTTCATGCCCGCCGATGAGGTCGATGAGATCCGCAAGATGGACGACCCACGCAAGCCGGTCAACGTCGTCATGGGTATGCTGTACTCGCATCTCGGCATATTCCTGACCGGGATGCACCGCGCATTCTTCTCTGGGCCGGCCTTCCATCGATACGAAGGTGCAAGCACTCCGATTCGGGCCGCAAAGGCCGCGCTTGCCGAAAACCTCGTTGCTCGTATCGGTGGCTGGTTCGGCGAGCGCGATGCTTTCGACATTCATTGCGGCAACGGATTCAGTCATGGCCGCGCGTTCATGTGGGGTAAGTGGAGCAAGAAGACCGCTCCCAAGATTGTCGACGAAGAACTCGGCGAAGATGAAGCCATGCTCCTGCAGTCGATGGGGTACGACGTTCAGCCGGGCGACCCGATTCGCTACACCGACGAAGAAGACGAGATCCGCGCCGAGGGAACGGAGTGGATTCCTCTCGACCCGTATCAGGTGCTTCCGGACCCAGGCACGCAGGCCGGCAAGATTCAAGACGCCTCCTTCTTTGGGTGGGTAGCCGATACCGATGCTCTGCTACTGCTCACCATGGAGAGCGACCCTGAGGAACAGCTTTTCAACTGCGAAGCGCTCGAAATTCTCTCTCGCAAGCGCAGGGCTGAATCGAACTGCTGGCGCGAAACCGACGCCATGAGCAGGAAAAAAGAGAATCGCCCAGACCGTGGCGATGACCACGAGACCACCCGCTGCCACGTCATCTACATGTTCATCCGGCTGATCCCCAAGCAGTGGGGTCTGAGCGATGCAACGCGCCCGCAGTGGTGGTTCTTTGCTGTCGGCGGCGACCGCATCCTCATCAAAGCACACCGCGTTATGGGCGACTTGCCCATCGTCGAATGCGCCCCCAACCGCCGCGGACACCAGATTTCACCACCGTCGAACCTCTCGATGTGCCTCGGCAAACAGTACGCTATCGACTTCCTCGTGAAGCAAGACCTCGACTGCCAAGATCTGCTGCGTAACGGCAAGTTCATCTTCAATCCCCGCTACCTCGACTGGACCCGATTCAGTCAAGGCTGTGGCCCTATGGGCATTCCGATGAAGCGGGAAGCCCAGAACAAGAACATCAGCGACATCTACCACCAAGTCGATGTGCAGAACTACACCTCCGAGAACTGGAATAAGGTCAGCAACCTGCTCGGCCTCGCTCGAGACGTAGACGGCATCAACGAGCCCCTGAGCGCGCTGCCTGAACGCACGACGGCGACAGGCGTGGAAGCCATCAACAACCAGAACTTCGGGCGCATGGCCCGCTCGGCCGTCATCATCGACGAGCAGAGCCGAATCCCAATGGCCCGCCAACACCTGCAGAACATCAAGCAGTGGATGTCCACGGGCGCAATCATGGGAATCACCGGTCGCTATGACCAAATCATCCGGCAAGGGTACGGCCTTCCGCCCGAGGCTACGGGACTGATGGTCGAGAGTTGGGACATTGATCCGTCGCTTGAGGTGATGTCGCTTGGCGCAATGTCGAATCAAAGCAACTTTTCGGCGAAGACCGAGTTTTTCAAGAGCATCGCGGGCCTCCCCGGAGTGGCCGAAACGCTGCTCAACGGGACGTATATCGAAGAGTTCCTGTTCTCATACTTCCGCGAAATGGGCCTCAGTGACATCGACCACCGCCGCGTGAATGTGCTCCCCGAGGTGCCTGATGAAGCACTACGCGCGGCGTGGGAGAAGGGTGACATGGTTCCGATGCGTGAAGTCGCGCAGGAGGTAGCTCGATGAGCAAACCTAAGTACATGCCGCCACAACTGCTGGGACGACTGCTCGACGGAATCCCCAAGACGGCCGGCACTGAGCGAGACAAGCAAGTATGGCTCGACTCGCCCTTCGCCGCGCAGATGAGCCGCAACGTGCTGGAAATGCTGTGGAGCGCCTTCAACGGAATTCTTGAGGCTAAGAACTGGGACGACTACCTCGCCCGGCGCGGAGCCTTCGAGCAACTTGAGCAGATGCTTTACGTAGTCGAGAACCCCGAGATATCCGTCGATGAGGCGTCATCGCCAGAAGAAGTGAAACACGCACAAACCAGAATACAGGAGACGATCAATGCCACCCGACGCGATTGAACAGCCCGAAGGCGAAGCGCTCGATACCGGTCACGAGGCTGATGTGGAACCGCTGGGTCACGGCCTCTTCGATGATACCGAAGCCCCGGTGCACGGCATCGATGACGACGACGACCTTTTGGACAACGACGCTCCGGTAGCCGAAGCCGAAGCGGAGTCCGAATCCGACGATTACATCCCCCCGACGAAGGAAGAGTACGAGGAACTGCAGAGCCGGGCGAACCTGACCGACCTGAACCTCGAAGACCTGATCGCGAAGGGCGAGGAGGAGCTTGAATCCACGCAGCCCGACCCGAATGCGGCGGGGCTGGAAGACTTTCAGTCGATGATGACGCCGAAGGAGTACCAGTTCGAGTACCAGCCTTCGGAGGAACTTGTTAACGCCGCTTTGGTGGAAGGGTCTCCCAAGGCCATCGGCAAGATGCTCAACGAAGCCACCAACGGCGCGGCGCTACAGATGATGGAGGTGATGCAGCACAACCAGCGGATCGAGATGCACCAGAGTATCACGAACGCCGTGCAGTACATGTCGCCCGTGCTCAACACCGTCAGCCGTTTCATCGAAGCCAATCCGAAACTGGCCGGCGCCCGCGAACTCGTTCAGAACAAGCTGTGGGACATTCGGCAGCGATTCCCGCAGGCAAACGAAATGCAGCTTCTCGCGGCCGCGAAGAAGGAACTCGACCCGCTCGTGAAGCGCGTCGAGAAGATTGCAGGACAGTCCGCCGCCGGTGGAAAGCAATTGAACGTCGGCGGTGGTGCTCCTTCCGCGAGCGCTACCACGTCGTCCCCCCGTCCGAGTTCCCGCGGTGGCAGCCAGTCAGGCGAGCCGAGTACCGCAGAAATGCTGGCAGCGATGCGGAACCATTCCGCGACCACCCTCTAAGGAGACACGAACATGAAACCGCAGAATTCGAGAGACGAAGGACTGGACATCGGCGGCGACGGCGAATGGCAGTCTATTACCGAAGCCATCGACCTCAAGGGTACGAAGTATCGCCGTTTCGCGCTGACCGGTGGCACCTACACCGTCACCATACCGCCGCAGTCCGAGGCGGACGGGATCGAGTTCGAGTTCTTCTACCTGAGCGGCAGCGGAACGGTCACGATTCAGGACCGTGATGACGCGGTCCTCTCAGCCCGGAACTATGTCCAGACGCTCGATGCTCCCGGCGAAGGCCTGATCGTCAAGGGCAACGGTCGCTGCTACAACGAACTCTTCATCAACGAGTAATCGGAGCTACACCATGTATCAGTATGTCCGAAACTGGCTTCTGGAATTCGGTATCGACTGTGAGAAGGCTCGCGGGCCGATCTTTCCCAGCGGCTTGACGTCCAAGAGTGCGGATGTCGGCGGTCTGTTGTACGCCGCCAGTCCCGCTGACGACAAGGTGGATGTGAATAGCACGGACGAAACCGCGTTCTCATCCACGTACACGATCCCCGCCGCCGCCCTCGCTGTCGGAGACGCACTCTGCGTTCGGGCGCACTTCACCGTAGATGGTGCGGTGTCCACCCCGAATGTGACGCTGCGATTCAAGTTGGGGGGGCAGACTGTGGCCTCCCAAACAATCCCTTCTGTGGCAACGAACGACTCGTTTTCGGTCGTTGTCAATGTCCTCGTTAATGCGGCAGCTACTTCGCGGGCCTCGCTGCATTTAGCTGGCATCATCGGCGGCTCTGGCACCGGTGGCGGAAGTCTGACCAACGGGACCGGCCTGAGTTGGGCCGCGGCACAGGCTCTCACAGTGACGGCCGAGTGGTCGGCTGCCAACGCAGGCAACGACATCTCGTTAGAAACCATCGCGGTGTACCGCAACGCCTAATCATTCGTAACCGGCTCCAGGCGCTGTTGCTCTGGGCCTTGAAAGCAGGAGTCTGACGTGGGTGGCACGTCGCGAAAAATGAAGGAGGCATAGAATGCCACCCACAGTAACCACAACGAGAGGGCCGGAGGTCGTCGCGCAGGCTCCGGCAAACATGCACCCGGAGTCTTGGGACCCGAAGGTAGTTCACTACTCCCCGCTGGATGACCAGTTCCGGCTGCTCGCCATGCTGGACAAGGTTCCAGATGGCGAGAAGATTAACAGCCGCACGCGGCACTACTGGGAAAAGCCGGCCAACATCGCGACCGGCGACATCGACGACGTGTACCTCGATGTGGGCTTCAATACGGCCTACACCAGCGGTGCAACGACGGGCACCGTGCTCGTCATCAAGCCCGCCACGGCGAGCCTGACCAAAGTGAACAACATCCGCGAGAACATGCAGGTGTCGATCCACTCGTCCAGCGTCCGTGCATCCGTGCCCGCGCGCGTGTCAGGCGTGTCGCGCTCGGGGCAGGTGTCGTTCACCATCGTCCTGCAAGCGACCGACCCGTCCGACGTGATGGCCGGTACGGGGCTGACGTGGAGCCTCAAGCAGGGCAACGAAGGTGAACTCTACGAACTCGGGCGCGGCGTGGCCGAGCACGAGTCGGAGTTCTACAACTACCTGTACACCGACACCGAGGCGTTCGAGATTTCGCGCGACAAGTTGCGTGAAGCCCGACGCGCGAACACCATCAAGGGACTCAAGATGGTCCGCCAGATGGACGCTCTGACCCAGTTGCAGCAGCGCCGCCTGATGACCATCTACGAAGGCATTCGCGAGAAGAGCGGCGACCGCTACTCGGCTGGCGGCCTCGGCTACTTCATCGACCAGACGGCAGGCTACGACGGCGTGACCGGCTCGAACCGAATCGACTGGACCTCCGATACCGCATTCAGCGCGACGACCGACACGGTACTGGGCGGTACGCTGAAGTTCATCTCCAAGATCATGCGTGAAAGCCGCAAGTGGGAGAAGCGTGGCGCGCGTGCGTGCGGCCTGTGTTCCGCCGAAGTCCGCGGCCTCATCAGCGAGTGCCGCGAATATCTCGGTCGCGGCTGGGATATGAAGTACGGCAAGACCCGCTACGGTCAGGACTGCACGACCATCCTCAGCGTGGACTGCGAACTCGACATTGTGGAGGAACCCGAGTTCAACCACGTCCCCGAGTACGCTCGCCGCATGTACATCGTGCGCCCCGAGCACATCCGCCGCCACGAGCCGGAGGAAATGGAAGGCACCGGGCTGACCCGCAGCAAGGGACTGCAGTTCGTCCCGTGGTCCAAGTTCAAGAAGATGGACGGCGACACCTACAAGTCGTACATCAAAGGCGGCTGGATTGCGGAGGAGACGTACTCCTTCAATCACCCGTCCGCCGAATTCATCATCGAAAACCTCGGCTACGACAAGTCGTAGTCGAGGCTTCGACCCCCGGCCGCAGCCACCCTGCGGTCGGGGGCTACTTTAGAAAGGTGCGAATGAATGTTCTCGATACTGCTGATGTGCGTAGCGGCTGTGACTGCCGCGGTGGAGTCCCCTGCCATGCCTAAGACGCTGCTTGGAATGTCTCAAAAGGTGGCGCAGAGCCTCGCGCGGCCTGACCTCGTGGTCGACTACGCGGGAGCCGACTTCACCCCGAAGTCCGACTTCCTTGAGATGATTAATGATGCACATCGGCACTTGGATCGGCTGCATGTGTACGACCACCGCATGAGCAAGACGAAGCTGGCAATCGCTCAAGGGCAGTACCAGCAGGCACTCCCCGAACGGCTGCGCTACATCGAGCACATCGACCTCGAAGACGCCAGCGGGAACATCGTCCCGAACGGCGGACTCAAACAGCGCGACGAACTCTGGCTCCGCGACAAGTACGACCAGACTTTCGAACTCGTGACGCAAGGGGAACCGCAGTATTGGGCGCGGGCGGCTGGGGTTCAGGTTGAAACCCTAAGAAACCCAGATTTCGACACATCGCCGATTATCGTTGATGAACTTGAGGGGCTGGAGTACCTTGCGTTGATGACGGCAAACCCTGGGCTATGGGTCGCTCAAGGGGGAGTCAACGGGGATGACAGCGCGATCAACTGGCTTTGGTCAAATGGACTCTTGAGTATAGACACCTACTCGTCTCCGTCCAGCACTCCTGTCGTTGGGCAGTATGTCGGCAATGTCGCCGCAGGCGATGTCACAGTCACGGTTGGTCTTGGTGCTGGCGGTGGCACGGTGCTTGTCACAATCTATAGCTCTGACGGAGCCACATACGAGTTTGTCACGCTTTCATCGGCGACGACACTAACCCATGTCTTTGAAGACCTCGGTGCATGGAATGTTATCCAGGTTGCCAATATGGGCGGCACAGGGACTGTTATCGACAGCGTATCTCTGACCATCGAATCCGCAGCACCGCAGTCGCTCCCCTCTATCCGCGTCCCGTGGTTCATTACCATGCCACCCGCCGACGCAGCCTACACGGCGGTCATTCATCACGGGCAGTACGCCACCGAACTCGTCGCCAATGACGACGAAAGCTGGTGGAGCTACAACCACCCGGACATTCTTGCAACGGGCATCAAGCGGCAGGTTGCGGTGGACAAGAACCGCAACGCGACGGAGGTGAAGAAGTACGACGAGAAGATCGAAACGGACCTCGCCGCGCTACATATCGACGTGGGTGAAGAAGACTTCGCCGGCCCGGACGTTCGGCTCCGTTTCGGTTGGCGCCCGAGGTAATCACGATGGCTGTACGACGCAGTGTTGCTAACCCGCGTCCGATTCAGACGCGGCAGGAAATAGCCCAGAACGCGGCCAAGATGCAGGGCATCCGCCGCGCTCGCAAAGAGCAAGAGGAACGTGATGCCCGGAACGCTGACAGGGCGCGAGATGCTGAACGCAGGGATGAGGCCGGAGGCATTCT